AAAACGACATCATAATCGTGAACAATCGAGGTGGTCATAAAGTCTTTTTCAAACCACGTTTGCGATGTAACGTGGTAGCACCATATTTGCCCCTGGTCACTAAAGATGAAATCGACAAAGTTTTCTTGATGCAGGGAGTATGCAGTAACTCTTGCAGTCGCAAAGTCTGTTGCTCCGAACGAAGCCCACTCCTCTCCTATCGCAGGAACAAATAACGGTTGGTGGTTCTCTCCCTGGATCATTCCAGGTCGTCGATTACCGTCAATAAAATAGATAATGCCGTCAATCGAATCTACTGCGTAAGTGCCACAAATGCCCTGCTGTAGAACTGCTTGCCGATTCAAAGGCGGTCTACCTGTGCCGCTGGTAAACCATATTTCTGTCGTTGTCTCGCCAAATAAATAAAGAAGCTGGTTAAGGCTAAAGACTCGCAGGAGATCATCGGGCAAGGCTTCTGCCTGGGCAAAGTCTAACGAGGCAATCGTGGTGCCATCGTTTAAAGCTGAAACAACAAAGTACCCGTCCGGTTGTTGATAAATAAACCGCGAGTCGAGAAAGGCAACGGAACTGCTCGTCAAAAGATCAGCATCAGTCACCTGGACCAGTCCAGCAGAAACTGTGTAAACGTATACGTCTGGTGTCCCGCCCGTCGTGATAATAAGCTGAGTCGCATCAGTAGCCATCACGACAGGATTCGGGGAATTGCTAATCTCTCCCAGAAAAAGAGCAGCACCGCTCGAATCAATCGAATACAACGCTGAACCAGTGACCTGATACAAAAGACCGTTAGGCCCGTTAGCAATTAGCCCCCTGTCTGCGCCTCCTGGCGTTACCGACACCTGAACTGCATCACCATCAGAATCCGTAACGGCAGAAGCGTTAGAGTCTGTTAGTGCTTCGCCTGTGGATTGAAAGCTCGCGAATGTGACATGCCCAGGAAATTGCCGATAGCCTCTGAGCGTATTCGGAAACAAGTTAAGCGTTTGCTGCCGATTAGCATCCAGGCGAGTGCTTTGATAGCTAGACTCTAGCGGAGCCATGACCCTCATAATGTATTGATGTCTGCTCGCGGGCTTCGATTTGCCCAGCGAAGATCAGAGGTTACAGATAGGTCGAGAGTGATCTCGCTCTCCAATCTGTTCTTTGTGTCGCTTGCGATTTCAAAAACCACTGGCGATGGGTCTATACCAAACTCGGCAGACACTTCAACAGCTAGGTTGTAAGCAAGCCCCCTGACTGCACCGTCAGGGATATCTAACGTATCACCGACAGCACTTGGAGCGGGAATGTTTAACAAGCCATCCTCGCCGTATTCGTTAATAAGGTTCTGTAACGCGATGAACACATCAGCGTTTTTGTTTGAATCATCAGTGCTGAAAGTAACCCCTGACGTTCTTACACGCAGAAGGCTCGTCGCCTGATCAATAATGTTTTGACTGGTCGCCATGATGCACCATTAAAAAAAGGGGCCGAAGCCCCCAGAATTAAAAAGGGGGCCGAAGCCCCCAGGGTTAGACTAGTTAATACCAATCCGGCAAGCCGTTTCAGGTCTGACAGTCTTGTAACCGTACAGAATATCTATTCTGCATGGGAACGTGTCAGCACTGATTGAGTAGTCACGAACGATTCTCATAGAGATCCCGTCCATCACTTCTCTGGCAGCAAAGTCGATACCTTCTGGCAACACAAGGTCAGCCGTCGCAAAGACAAAGCTGTTCTTGCTGTAGGCCAGATCATCAGTCCAATCAGCACCACTTGCTCCACCCAACTTGACAATAGCTGCATTGTCGGCAGGGACTGCGCTGACGTTTTGAGTACCCGTCGTTGCGCTAATGGATGGGCTGATCGACAGCGTGGTCGCAGAGGTGCCTGAGTTTGCAGTGATAACGAAGTTCTGTAGCACTCCAGTATCGGCTTTAGTCTCAGGATGCACTCTGTTAACGCCAGCAATCGTGACCAAGTCACCAACCAGGAACGTAGTTGTACCGCCATCTACAGTCAGGCTTGTACCTGTCTGAGATGCACCGTTAACCAGATAACCAGTAGTAGCTGCTGCTGTACCGCAAGTATGAGTTGGAACAAGCGTGTTTTCATAGTGATCGAAACCAGCTATACGTCCCAACATCCCTTCCTTGTACTGCTTCGCTATCTGGCCTGAGTCTTGGAACAGACCCTTCGTATCGGCGAGCATGTCAACAACGGACTGAGGATCGTGCATATAACACCTGTCACTGTATGGAGCCAGGCCAAGCGTCAACTGCTTCTGAGCCTCGGTTACATTAGCAAAGGTATTTGCTGATCCTACCCCGTTCACAAAGTTGTACACATCCTTCGTCATTGAAAACGCATCAGATTCGATGTTGGATGCCAGTACAGACATTGCCGGTTCAATGTATCGCTCTTTAAAATTGTCGATATGCATTGAAAGTTCTTCGGAGCTAAACGTGAAATCTACACCCTTCTGGGTGGCTACGCTTAACGTGACCGAGCTTTCCGTAACGTCCTGGGACGATAGAGTCGCTCCAGTTCGCACAGTAAACTCGTTTGGCAAACGAATCTTGAGATCGTTGCCGATTTTTGCCCCTGTTTTTGCATACTGGTCATCGTATTGACGGTCTATTGAACCGACGAAATTGAGTTTCTGATGCAAAATAGCCAGGGCTTCTTTGGTTATGACACTTGGTGTCAGTAGTGAATTAGCCATTTTAGTTACCTATTTATTTTGAGTAACCCCGATACTTTCGATATTCATCTGGTGTCATCTTGTCGGGGTTCTTTGAAACCTTCCCGCGAGGTGACACCGTCTTTGAAGGTGTTGGGGCATTAGTGGTGTTGGCAGACCTTCTTCGGGAGTTAATCGCTAGTGCGGTACTGATCTTGGTTAAATCTTTCAGAGCATCCATGCTGCCTTTGCGATTGATTGCGTTGGCAATAGATGGATTGTTTGCCAGGTAGTAAGCAACGGCTGGGCCATTGTCCATATCAACAATTTCTCCCGCCACAAAGTCAGACTGGTGGAAATTAGGACTTCCCACCTTTTGCTGAAAATCGGGGTAGTCCACAGAAAAGTCGTTGGACCTTTCCACGAATGTTGCCGACGCGATCTGGTGTTTGGTATTGTTGAGCTGGGCTATCTGGGCAGCTTGCTGCTGACTCATTACCTGCTGTACGTTCTGTTGATTTAACTGTGATGTGTATTCGAGAACCGCTTGCTGGTGCCTTCCCTCGTCGTAGTCATACTCCTCTAACCTCGGGTACTGCGTTGGAACATTCTGAGGTTGTTGGTACTGCGATTGAAGATAAGCATTTTGCTGCTGTAGTTCCTGCACTTTGCTATTAGCTTCGTTCTTTTGTCGTGCCAGTTGTGAGATTCTTTCCTGGTAAGAGTTACGCTTTTTCTGCTTCTCCTCTTCCCGCTTTTCGACGGTCTCCTCGTCGGATAGCTCTGCTGCTTCTTGATCACCGTCTGGTGTCTCAATCACTTCAGAGGTTTCGCCCTGTTCAGGCTCTTGAGAATCTACATCGGCATTCTCGATTCCGTTAGGCAATAAATCGCCCTCAGCGTTAGCTGCATCAGTTGTCATGAGTTTCGTCTCCACGAATTTTTACCTTGCTTTGAAGGGCAGCAAGTAGGCCCACGCTTACGGTGCGTTAAACCGGATTAAGCAACATTCCCAAATCGTTGATTGAAAATGCTTGATAATATGTTTGAGCTTTCTATTTTATCTGGATCAAATTCTGCGTTCTTCGAGCGTATTCTTTCAGGCTGTAAAAAGATTTTATGTTTTGCGCCTTCTACGCCTTCCATGTTTTTGAAGGTGTCTGCATCCATAATAATTGTGTCAAACCCTGATCGTTCTAACGCTTGCCGATAAACGTCTGAATTTTCTAACGCACCTGTTTCTGGGTTCTCAGCGTAAAATTCTGTTTCACGCATTATTGAATTAAGCTGGCGTGGCGTAATGCCTTCGTAGTCCCGCGCAACTTCATCAATACGCATTATTAGCTCATCAGCATCACTACTTGATAAGCGAGAATCACGGCGCAACGCATCCATGAAATCTATTGCATCGCCTTCCGGTTCAAAGTTGTAAGAATCTTCAACCGCCAAATCTTCTGCTCTTTCTTTTAAGGCTTCGTTGTAAGCGTCAGGGCTGTCAAAATCTTCTTCATACACATCTAACTTTGCGTCATCTATGTAATCATCAGCGTCCATTTGACGCTGTACATATGACAAAGGTATCTCGTCACCATATTCAGATATGTCAAAAATCTTGTCTGACCTAGCGACAACAGGGTAAACCACTCCTTCGTTATCACCTTTTAATAACGATCTTGCTTCTTCAACGTAATCTCTTCCAAGCTCTCTACCATGCTCCCCCA